GATCTATAGAACGTGAATACCGTTTATTTGATACACGAGGATCTTGATTATAATAACCGTAACCACCTGGAGCACCAGTATCATTAGTTTTCATAGAATATGCATAAGAAGTAACATAAGGTGCTAAAGACGACATACTAAAATTACTAATACTTCTCATACCATTTCCTGAAGCTATTTTTTCATCAGTACCAATTCCTAAATCTGGACTATAAACAAATTTATTACCATTAACACTCATATAATATACATTATATCTATCTGTTGGAACTTTACCTTTACCTGGGAAAGGAGCTTCTATCCAATCCATATTATCTAATGGTAATTCTCTATTATTAACATATCCGCTACGTGATTTAAATGATGTATCTTGTTTAATTGCTTTTCTCAACCACATTGGAGTAGATTCATCAAAATCTTCAGTTAATAATTCAGATGCTTCTTCCATTCTTAATAATTCAATCATATGCTGTTGTTCATCTAAAGTAGCTTTTGCAAATTGAACATCAACTGATTCTGTAGCATCTCCATATTTATCCAAGATAGAATAAACAGAATTAAATGCTTCTGCTTTAGCTTTATAATTATCAATATTATCATGAAATTTAATAAACTGTTCAGCTAACGAAATATCTATACATTCTAATGAATAATAATCTTCACCACTTTTAGCTGCAGGGAAACTTAAAAGATTATGAATAAAATTTTTAGAATTTAATAATTTTTCTAATTGTGTTTTAGCATTAGCTATACCTTGTTGTAATAACTCTTTTAATTGAGATGTTGAATAAGATGTTTTTTCTGCAAGTTTAGATAATTTTGTATCTAAATCATAATCAGTTACATCTTCATCAATATTGAAAGTTTCGTCCATAGTATCAATTGAACATGATAATACTTTAATATTATTATAACTACTATCTATATTATAACTTCTAATTTTTGTTGGATCTTCAAAATTATCTTTAATGCTTGCATTTACATTAAAATTAATATTATATCTATTTTTATACATTTTCATTGGAGTAATAGTAAATACAAATATATCCTTAATAGGATTATTCGCATTTATAATATTCTTAAATTTATCAAACATAGTTACTCCACTTTGAACAGGACGAGGACCATTATCCCATCTACCACCACTACGTTCTGTAACAGGTTTAGCGTCCTGTCCTTCGCGTTTATAGAAGTGATTTCGATATGCAGTTGTAGTTCTTTCTTTTTCTTCATCAGCTGCAATCTCTTCTTTACTTCTCATATCTACTTCAGATGGATCTGGCGGAGCCATATCTCCCCAAAAATCATCTTCAGTTTTAATCTTTAATAGATTTTCAAACAGATTCATTTACAATCAACTCCTTATATCTTTAAATAGGTAAAGTTTTCATCAAGATCTTTCTTTAAATTATCTTCTATATATTTTTCTAAATTCTCATTAATATGTTTGATGTGATGTGTTGGTTCATCTGGTTGATTATCTCCTTCAAGATAATTCTGATTTGTCTGAGAATAATCATCTCTTGGATCTTCAGTATTATAAACTGGAACCAATCTACACATATAAGCATCAGGAAATTCAAGTCCTTCAGTTATATCTGTAATTTCAAACCAACGTCCCTCTTTATTAACACCAATAGGAGGGATTTTAATTCTTGCTTTCGATTGAACATAAGGAGTATCATATGGAAGATAAGCTATATAAGGCTTATCACTTGAATCTTCACTTATCCAACCAATATTTTTTAAAGTTTTTATTTTAGGATTAGAATCAAAAATAATATCTAAATCAAAAATAGAGGAGAACTTTGGTTGAATTTCACCATGTATAGTTACAGTTTCTTCAACTGGGTAAATATACTCAATAGATATACCTCTTAATTTAGCCATTTCTTTAAAGAAACCTCTAAATAAAGTACTATCTTCTCTTGTTAAAGTACCCATTAAGTTCTCCTCCTTTTAAATTATTTACTTTCTTTAAGTCCTAATTTACCTTTTACTTCTGCTACTTTACCTTCTTTTAAAGATACTTTAAAATCATAAGCTAATGTTTTAAAAGATAATAAACCTTCTTTTAAATTAGCTTTACATAAAAATGGATTTTTCTTTGTTTCAGATATAGCTTTAAAAGTTCCACCCATGTCTTTAAAGTCCATTTCAAATGTTTTTGATTCTAATTTTACAGGATCAAAACCACGATTAACTAATACTAATTTTTCTGTTTTACCACTAGCAAAAGTAATTAATCCTTCAAGTGTTAAACGTCTATTTTCTAAAACTGCTCTACTAATATTTACTTTATCAATATTTTTGTAATTATCTTTTACAAATGCTGAAACTAATCTTGAAATAGAATTAGAATCTAATTTTAATAAAGCTTCTTTTTTAGCTTTCTTTGCTAATTCTGCACCAACGCCAACTTCATCAGGATTATCTCCTTCATCTTTACCATCAAGAACTGTCATTTGTTCTTTAGTAGGTTTAGTACCCCAACGAGCTTTAGCTTCTTTTTTAATATTCAATGATTCTTCAGCAGGTATTTCATCATCTAATGGAATTTCTTCATCCTCAAGATCTTCAATACCATCGTCTCCACCAATTCCGCCGGCATCTAAATCATCAAATTCTTCATCACTATTTTCACCTTCAGGAATTTCATCAGCTCCCTCAGTGTCCATAGGCATTACTCCAACATTAACATTAACATCTTCTGGATTAATTTCAACATCAGTTGGTAATTCAACAGAAAGATTTAAAACAGTAGTATCTTGTTCTAAAATTTCTTCCTCTTCATCAATTAGATCATCATCTTCTATTAAAGGTTTTGTATTAATAGACTGTTCTTTTAATTTTTTAGCAGGTCTCATAGGTGTTTTTTCAGTTCCATATGCATCATGCATTTTTAATAAATTTTCAAATAATAAATCTGTTCCTGGCATTTTTCATGCTCCTTCCTATTTTGCATTATAATTTTATTTTAAAACTGTTTGATTAATTAATAGTGTTATACAATTATATTAAAAATCATTAACTGTTAAATTTCCATCTTTATATAAAACATTAACTATTTTATAACCATTTGATATTTCATTTCTTATATTGTCATATTCAAAAATATCACTTTGATCTCCATAATAAATTTCATTTTCGATGTTATGATCTAAAAATTTATTTATTAATTGTTCTATTTCTTCAGGTGAGTTAAACATTTGAGCATAATCGATATCATTTTTTAAATCTGCATATTGACCATCAGACCATCCATTATAATATTGACCATTATTGAATTGTAAAACATAAGCAGCTTCTTGATTAGGTATTGGAGATTCATTTCCATCATTATCTATATATGTATTACTTACTGCATCAATTCCACCTTCATTTAATTTACATAAATTTTCAAATAAATTCATTATCTTACCTCTTTTACGAAATAGTATGCATAATATTAACATTAGCATCTAATTCTGCTCTTATTTGAGATAGCTCTGATTGTGCTTCAGATAATAATTGATTTCCATCTAACGCATATGTTGCAGAATTTAAAGTATATTTACTTCTTATTCTTCCTTCTTGTTCTTTAGCATATGCTAATGCAAATCGTTTTAAATAAGTTATCCAATAAGGATTATAAACTTCATTAACATCTTGATAATCAGGTGTATAAGCAATTGTAATAACTGAAGGAGATGGTGGTTGACAATATAAATATAATTTTTCATTTACTTTATCATAATTATAATCCATATCAGTACTTAACGTATTTTTAATTTGAGCCATTTGAGCATTATATATAATACGATCTTTTGCCCAACTATTCATAATCATACCAGATTGTAATGCATTTTGATATATAAACATATTAGAATCTACACCAAAAGGCATACTATAATTTTGATTACGTAATACATATTTTATATTTTCAACATTTTTTCCTTCTAAATTAATTATAGGAGCAAAACCACAAGTCATTGTTTGAATAGTATGCATATAATTTTTTAATTCTTCAAATGCTATTTTTTCAACGATAAAAGGTAAATCATTTTCAATTGATAATTCTAATGCAGACCCACCAAGCTGCATTTTAATAAATTTACAATAATCATCAACTTCCCAACCTTTTTTCATATACACACCTTCTTTCAATCAACCTTCTTTTTAGAAGGTCTACCTCTTTTTTTAGGAGGTGTTTGTTCTGTATGAGTGTTTATATTAATATCTTTTGAACTTTCATCTAGCGTCATACTAGAAGTCATATTTATTAACATAAAGTCTTTTACATCTTCATTATTAATTTTACTAACTTCTAAACCTTTTTGCAATAAAGAAAATATTAGAGGTCTATATTTATCATCATAATCTCCAATAATTTTTTCTTCATTTAGTTTTAAAAGATATTTTTCTCCAGTACATAATTCAATTGATTTATCTTTATCTAAAATGTTTTTAACTTTTATTTTCATGATTAATTATCTCCTATTATATAAATTTATGCAGAAAATGTTCCATCATCTCTAAGTAATTGTAAGACATATTCTAATACTTTATATTGTTGTCCAAATGATAACATTCCCATTAAGTCTTTCATAGCTTCAGTTCTATTACCAACATCATCATATGCTTTATGTAAAGTTGCTTCCCAAGCTTCTGGAGAAATTGCTTCTTTAAGTACTCGAATCATAATACACTATCCTCCTTCATAAAACTAAACTGGGAGTGTGAGAATGCTAATATAACATTATATTCTCACACTCCCAGCAGTGTTTATAATACCATTATCTTTTTGTTATTTAGTTTACACAGTTACTACATCAGGAGTAATAGTAACATCAAGTTCGCCTTCAAATGCTGCTTTAACTTTAGTATAGAATACTGCTTCATTATAAGTTACATCTTCGATAGTAACTTCTTCACCAGGTTGTAATACTAATGCATTAGCTTGTCTATAAGCAGGTACAGCTCTATCAGAATTTCTATATTTTAATTTAGCCGATAAAATATAAGTTCCAGCATCTTTACCATCCAAATATTCAATTCCGAAAGTTGTCGCATCTGATACTAACATAAACTCATCATTAAATCCATTTACCATTGACGTATTTTTAAATACGTATTCCCATGTAAGTTCAGGATGTTCTGCAACAAATGTATCTGTAACGAAAGTTTTAATACCACGATTACCAGGATCACAAGCAATGTTACAAGCTGGATTTACGATATTTTTAATTACAACTTTATATGCCATAATCTCTCAATCCTTTCTAATTTATAAATTCAATTTTTATTCTGGGAGATTATATTCCAAACCTCCCAGAATAACTTAACTTTGTTTATTCAGGAAGAATTTTTCCTTTTTGATACAGTTTACTATTGATTAAAGTAAATGCATAAGAAGTAGCAAATCCTTCTCTATTTCTCATATCGCCAGTTTGAATCATACCAAGAGATGTGATAGGCATATATGGGCAATAGAACGCGCCGGCTTCAATAGGAGTACTTGATTTAAATCCTAAGAATAAATCATATTCATCAAGAGCCGTAGTTTCATAAACTTTAAATCCAGCAAAATCACCAAGTAATCTTGAACCAGGAACCGTATTTGTATTAGCTGATTTAAAACCAGTAATACATTCGATATCAGCAGCAGCTTGAGTACCAGCTACGATATAGTTCGCAGAATATTTATTTGTAGCTTCACGGATTTTCTTTGATGCTTTATTTAATTCAATTCTTAATCCATTATAGTGAGCATCAGGAGATACACCAACACCAGGAGTTTCAGACCATTGAACTGGACGAGAAGCATCTGCACCTTCAAACAATGAAGTAATAATTCTATTATCGACTTCACGTTGTAATTCACCTACGATTTGTGTTTGTAAAATATCACGCATTGACATTTTAGTTTCTTTCATCAGATCGTATTCAGCCATTGTACTCCAAGTAGCATTCATCGGGAATACTTCTGCGAATACAGGAATAGCTCCGATTTCAACATCAGCTGTTGGAATATTTACAAAAGCTGCCTTATCAGGACCGTCATCTCTAACACTTTCATTATCATAACGATATGTTACAACCCATGGACCTGTACCAGTAAATGTATACGTACCAGCTGGAGTAATAGTACCAGTTACAGCACCAGTAATTGCACCAAAGTTATCAGAAATACCAATATCTCCAGTTCCTTCATCAACTACACTAAATGTAGCTAATTTAACAGGAGCCCATTTTAAAGTACCAGTAGCTGTTTTAACAGGTTCTCCATCAACCAAATTAGATGTATACCAAGGATCCGGATTTGGCATATTCATTGAAGTATTGAAAGCAGTACCAGCTTCTGTTTTACCTTTATCTCTACCATAGTTAAAATTAAAGTAACGAACGATACCATTTCTACCTTCTAATGTGTGAGTACCAACAAGTTCAGGAGCGATAAGATTTGCAACAACAGTATTATTAATATCGATAGCATATCTTTTATATGCACCTAACGCCATTGGATTTGATGCTTCCATAAAAGCAATATTTTCGCGAAGATTTTCAGAAGTCTGTGCAATCATTAATTTTTTCTCATGTGAGAAAATAACGGGTGATCTTAAAGATTCTAATTTTTTAGTTTTAATCGCATTTTCTACTTCATCTTCCCCAATTAAACCACGGTTAACCGCTTCAGTCAATTCTGACAATTTAATTCGGGTAGCATACTTAGCAAGTAATTGCTGAGTTTTTGCATTTTCCATGTATGTCATGCTCATATATAACAACCCTTTCTATTATTAATTTTTGGAATTTACCATAAATTTAAAACTATCTAAAACTTCGTGATCTAAATCATCAGAATGTTTTAAACCTATATTTTCTACAATGATTGATCTATCTGGTACTAAATTAACAAATGGTAATGAATTCATTTTAGTTTCATTTTTTGCTAACTCTTTAGCCAAACTATCAATATCTTTTATAGTATAATTTTCACCTAACAAACGAATCATAGTTTCAACTTTTAAATTATACTTATTACAAACAACAGAAATGTACTTATTTAAAGATTCTTTATAATTAACATCAATACCTTGTTTTTCAGAATTTATAATTTCAATAGCTTTTTCTAATTTTTCATTTTTACTACTTAAATCATGATTCTTTTTTTCTAAATTAGATAACTGAGTTTTAAATTTAGAATCACTTTCAGTTAAAAGCTGTTTACCATTCTGTGTTTCAGAAATAATTTGTTCTTTTAACTTTCCAATAGCTGTTTGTAAATGTTTTGATTCTAAAACAGTTTGTGATAATTGTTTTTGTAACTCATTAATCTGTTTATCTTTACTAAAAATTACTGCATTAATATCTTCAGTTTTTTTATTAACAGATTCACTTATATTAGAAAATTCCTTATTAACTTTTTGTAACTTTTCATATTTTTTAGTTAATTCCTCTAATTGAGATTTTAAACTAATATTTTCATTTGTTACTTCAGTTAATTTATCATCATTTTCTGTTTTAAATTTTGTTTGTTCTGATAATTCTACTGAATGATTTTGAACTAACAGATTATAAGCTTCAGTTTGTTCTTGAATTTGTTTTACTTGTGTATAAGATTTAGCAACTAAATTTTTAATAACATTTTGTTGCTGTTCAATTTTAAGATCTCTTGTATGTAATTTTTCTTCAAGTTCTGCAAGTAATATTAAATTTTGATCATCAGAATCTTGTTCGCAACCTGTTGTATCTTCATCAGTATCACCACTTGGTTCTGATATTTTTATTTTATTATTATTGTCAATATTATCTTCTGAAGATGCATTTTCATCTTCATTTAATACTTCGTTTTTTAATTCTTCAATATCTTCCTTTAATTTTATTTGCTTTTCTAATTGAGATTTTTTATCTTCAATAGATTTTTCAATTTCTTCCAAATATAAATTAACACTACGAGATAAAGATTCAATAAATTTAACTTCATCAATTGAAGTACAATTTTTAATTTCTGTAGTAATAGATTTAATTAATTGTTCTTTTTTTGGTGAAGTCGATTCAATTAATTCCATTCTTGCAGATTTAACTGCTGGGAAAGCAACTACATCAAAACAATAAAATTGATAAGATTCTGGATCTATAATCTTTTCACCGCTAATACATACTTCTTCACCTAAACCACGAGAAGATACACCTAAACGACAACCTGCATCAAAATATGTTTTTACTGTTCTACCAGGTAAAGTATCTAATATATCAAATTCAGTATATACTTTTCCATCTTCTTTAATTTCATATTTTGTAAGAGTAACTGCACCTTCTTTTACAGAATAATCTAATCTTTCATCTGGATGGTCAGCTTCACCAATAATAGTTCTATTTTCCATTCCTTCAATAAAATACTCAGATTTTTCTACATTTTGCCACAGTTCTACTGGATAACGTCTACCATTTCTTGTGGGTTCATTTGAATCAGCACCGACGCCTGCAATTTTACCAATGACACCTTTATTTTTACTACTTTCTTTTACTTCATCTGAAACAGGATTTCCTTTAATATCTTTATCTTGTTCTTTATCAAAACCAGCTCCTGCTTCTGATATATAATTTAAAGTATTTGTCATTTCAAATATATCGTATGTTGTGGCTTCAACTCTATTCAATTTTCTTCACCACCTTTAATTTAAAATTCTTTTTAATTACCAAATGCTTTTTGACGATCTTTAAGTTCACCAATTTTATCTTTATCATTTATCCATTTACCTGCAGTGTAATATCCACTTTTATCATTGCCAAAGCTATTAGCATTTCTATTTATATATTTATTTTTAGGATCATTTTTATTAGCTTGTCTTTGAGTGTATCTATCACCTATAATAGCATCTTGATTTTTAGTTAAATCTATTTCATATCGCCCAATAATTTCTTCATCTCTAATATCATCCCATATACTATCTTTATTTCTTAAATCTCGACCACCAAAAACTAAACCAGACATTTCTGTGTTTCTGCCAGAACTAGACGAGCTATTATATTGATATAATTTAATAGGAATGTAATTTGGATTTCTTTCATGAAATTTATCTACCTTATCAATAACTATCTTACTTGGATCAAAACCTTTTTTCATTAAAACATCCATAAACTCTGAGGGTTTTCCATTCATATATAACATTCTATTTAATAATTCTTGAGGAATATTTTTTGAAAAAGCTTCTTTATAATTTTGTAAATTTTCAAAAAGATTCATCATTTTAATTCACCTACTTTTTCTAAAGATAATTCTTGCGATACTAATTCTGATAATTTATCGTATAATTGTTGAATTGACTTATCATTTCTTAACTCTTTAAAAACTAAATTACCTTTAGAAAATTCACCACTATTCATTAATGAAAGTTTTCTTAACATTTTAATTTCATTAATCATATTTTTAATTTCTTCAGGTGAATTAGATAATAAAACTTCTGATATTTTTATTTTATATATGTTTAATAATTCTTCATAATTAACATCATCTGGTGGTTCATATGTAGGATATTGAATCCATTTTCCTTGTAATAAACTATATATACCATTACTCATAGTTCCTGCATTTATATCTTCTATATACACTTCTACAGATAAACCTTTAATTAAAATATCATAAGTATCATTAAACTGTGATTTTTCAGAATTATAAAATAATTGAGTCAATGTATTATTTAAAGGTACATCATCAAAATCTACAACCAAATGTAAATCAATATCAGAAGCATCATTATAATTATATGCAGCATTAGAACCTAGTAATAAAACATCTATAACGTCAATTGGAATTTCTTTTTCTAATAATTGTTGTTTAAACGTTTCATATATTTCTAATAATTTTTCTTTTATTTCATTTTTTAATGTTTTACCATCCCATAGTTTAGGATTTAATTCATCATGATATTCTATAGCCATAATAAATACCTCCTAAACTATTCTACTAAAGTTACCCAATATTCATAAGTAGTAGCTGTTTTACATAATGAAGTAAGTATACGTTTGATATATTCATCATTAATTTCTATTTCTGAATTATTATGTTTAATTAAAACTAAATCTATTTTTCCATTTCCAAATTTAAAACTATTAGAATCAATTCCTATACCACGAGCATTCATATCCTGATTAAATTGTTGAATAGCATCTTTTAAATTTGAACCTACTTTTAAAATAAAATCTTCATCATATTTAACATCAGCTGATACTTCATATTGATCTTGACTCATAGTTTCTGAAAAATCTATATTGATATCTTCTGTTTGTGATTGTGTTCCTCTAGAATCAATTTCATCTTTTATAACCCAACCTACAACATCTTTTGCTAATGAATTATTTAATTCTGTTTCACACCAGCTATATAAAGCTTTTAAATCTTCAATAGACCAATCTTTTAATATTGTTTTATCACCATTTTCTAACCATGCAATATAATCAGTTTCTTCTTTTTGTCTATAGTTTTTTTCTTCTTCTAACTCATTAGCTTCTGTAAAATAATCTTTTGCAATTTCCCAAGCTTCTTTTATCATATCAAGAGTTTCTTTTTTAACTTTACCATTTTCATCAACTAAAACTCCTTCTTCATTAGCCATAGCAATATGATAAACATCTTGATCTGAAGATCCATCTGGTTGAGCTTCTTTTGAAACTTTACCTTTTTTCTTTTTATCTTCAGTTATTTCTTCACCTTGCTCTGTATTAACTCTATCTTCATTAGCTTTAAAATTAGTTTCAATTTGACGTCTTAATAATTTTGATAATATAACCATATGATCTTTTTCATCTTCTCTAATTTCTGTAATTTGAGGTTTATCATCTCCAGGAATACTTCCATTAGCAGATAATAAAGCATCATATTCTAAAATTGATTTTTGTTCAGATCTAATTGCTTGAGCAAGTCTTACTATATAATCTGATACAGTAACTGTACTTAAATCTAAATCTAAGTTTACAAAAGAATCTGAAGCTTGTGGCATCCCAACTGGTTTTACAACTGAAGCTTCTTTTACAATTTTTGATTCTTTAAGCTTATGACAATTTTTTGCAAAAATACCTTGAGGCTCAATTTTAATTTCTTTTTCTGTTCTTTCATTTTTTAAATGAAGCATTGGTTTACCTTCTTCATTAATAAAAATATTAATAATCTTATAAATAACATCTTTATTTTTATCTGATTGAATTCTATCACCAATAGCTAATGATGTAACACCATTAATTAAATCTTCATTTAATTTAGTACTTTCAAATATTTTATCAGTATCATTCCAACCACAATCCATACAATAAGTAACTTCTTTTCCATTTTCTTCTTCACAAGTCATTTCACCATTGCATTTTGGACATTCTGTTGGTGATATATTTAATTGCATAGAAGGTTTATCACTATCTTCTTTTAAACTAAGAGAATCCAAAGATTCAAGTATTGTTGCTCCTGTTAAATTATCATCTTCATTAATTGCTGCAATAATTTCATCAGTAGCAAAACCACTAACATCTTGACAAAGATCTAATAGTTGTGTAAAAAATTCATATGCAGATTCTAATGCAACAGGAATAGATGTTGCTGTAACTGAAGTTTCATCATTTCTAATAATAACACTAAAAATAATAGTTCCTTCATTATGATTAATTTCTGGAACAATTTCTACATAATCATCATAATATGTGGTTTCTTGAATAACTGGTTGATATTCTTCTTCAGTAAAAAAGTCATTTTGTTCAATATTATCTTCAGTTTTTATATTTAATTCTAAACTATTCATATTTTCACCTTCTTTATCATTTTCTAATGCCATACCTGCATTTGTTATAACTTTACGTTGTGATACTAATGATTTATTTGATAAACCTTTTGGAAAGTTATTTACATGATTTATTTGACTTTTAATTGTTTTTAATTCCATAATATACTCACCAACTTTCTTAAACACTTTTATTTGCTTTAATAACTGCTTTAGCTAATTCAGCAGTATCTTCAGGTTTATTATTTGTTACATTTGGTGGTATACCTGCTTTTTGTATAATTTGTTTAGCAGCATTTGGATTTTTTTTAAATGAGTCATCTAAAAATTTATTTATTTCCATATCACTCTGAGGATTAGCACCAGCTTCTTCTAATTCTTCAGGCATTTCTAAAAATAAAATTTCAGGAGTAATTAAACTAACTAAATAAGTTCCTTTTTCTGAATAATAATCTGCAATTTCTTGTAAAGTATCTTTAGTACCTTTAATAATAATTGCATTATCAGAATCAGCCCATTTAGCGTTATCTACTTCATAATTAGAATTAATATATTCTATATCAGATTCAACATTTACTTCTTCTGTTATTTCTTCTAGTGATTCTACTTTTACTGCAAAAGTTTCATCTCCATTATCATTTACAAATAAATCATAGCCATTTACTGTATCAAAATAAGTAAAGTTATCATCAACAGCTTTAGCTACTTTTATTTTTCCATATAAAGGAGTTAAAATTGAATCTCCATCTTTTACAATATTTGTTCTTGCTTCTGTTTCTATTTTAGAAAAAACAATAGCCATTAGTTCTCACCATCCTTATTAAATAGATCAATAAATAGTTCAGATAATTCATTATATGTTTGATTTATTTTTGTAAATGAATTTGTATTTACAAAATCTGTAATAGATTCTATTACTGAATTAATTCCAATTATCTGAGAATGTTTAGTTGCATCATCTTTAGTAGTTTTTATATAACATAACATTTGAGTTAATAAACTTCCTAAACAACAAACTTGTTCATAATCATCTACATTTCCAACTTTAAAATTATGAAATAATGGAGTTTTTCTACGTTTATAATATATTAAATTAAATACTCCTAAATCATCTAATGGTTTATATAAATTAATAAATTTTAATGTTTTAGAAGGAATATCTTGTTCTATTACTTCATCAATATATTCTTCAATATCGATATTATATTCTTCTTTAATAGTTCCTAAAGTTTTCAATATTTCCTTTTTTGTAAAGTTCATTTAGTTATCTCCTTATTTAAAATCCACCATTGAACTCTTCTTCTTCTTGCATAGCTTGTTCTTTTTCTAATTCTTCATGTGTTTTTTCATAATCTTCTTTTAATATATCATTAAGACCATCATCTTGTAACATGTTTTGAATTAAATAATTCAAAATTTGTTTTCTAACTACAGGTTTATAACTTTCTTTTTCGTTTTCTACAATTTGCATAATATCTCTTATCATATTAGTATGTGTTTGTAATTTTTCATCGCGTTCATTATCTTCTACTGCTGAAGGAGATATCATCTTAATATTAAAATCATTAATATATTCAAATAACCCTCTTTTATATGCAAAAGTATTTATAAGATCCACAATGCCAGAAATATATGCAGTTTGATATCTTTTTAATGTTCTACCATATCTTGCATCAAATTTTGTTAAGGATGTGCCTGCAGATAATCCGCCGCCATCATCATTCTTTTGCATTAAATAAGCTTTTGGAACAGATATACCATTAGCTAATTTTTCTAAAAAATAATCTAAATCAGCTAATGCTTTAACATCTACATCTCCACCCATTGTTGAATGAGTTATAGCACCATTACCTTTATGAGTTGCATGATACACTATATTTTCTAATGGGCCCGGATTAATTTGATTTTTATAACTTCCAGTTGATTTATCTAAATATCTACTTCTAGAAATTCTATCTCTTAAAGCTTGTAATATTTCTTGTACATCTGTATCATCTGTATTACCAACTTCAATTTGAATTAATCGAACAATAGCAGATTTTGATAATCTATTTAATAAAACAGAATCTTCTAAAAGATTTAATTCTGACCATACTTTAAATACATTTGCTAAAACAGAAGTACCTTCACGAACATCATATAGTGTTTCTAAATCTGTTTCTTTATCTTTTACAATATATTTACATGGGAATCTTGTATAAGCATCATTAATGCAAATATGAATATATTTATCAGCTGGCATAATAACACTTTCTTCATCATCTTGATAAGTATAAATTGATTTTTGATACATAGCATTATACGTACTATTTTCATCTTTGTTAACTCTTACATAAAATGCAGTTTTACCATGAAAGAATAAATCAAAAATACCAGCAGGATTTTTTACAGCTTCTATATGTTCAGTTAATCGAGCTCCTTGTTTTTGTTCATATATTTTAACATCAGCTCTAGATTTTTCTTCTTCATTATTTTCTTGAGATTCACCAAGTTCATCGTCATAAAATAATTCTAAATATAAATCCCCATATTTACATAATGAATATATATGAGCCCAAGCAGATTTATTTAATTGTAAATTATCTATGATTCTATTAGCAAATTCTACAGCATCTGGATTCCCTCCTTCAGCCCAAATAACTTGTGATGATTGATTATATTGAGTACAATCATCTGCATACATGTTAAGGATAGATGCAATTCTAGAATCTTGTGCCATTAAGTCATATGAATTAAATTTTTCACTACGTTCTGTTCTTAATAAACGAAATTGATTTACTTCACCAATATTTAATAAATCATCTTCTCCAAAAATTGTACTAATTGTTTTTAATGGATTATAATGCATTCCATTTTCATCATCATTATTAGTAGCAACTCTAACAGATTCATGAATTGACTCAAGTCGTTTATTTTGATTTCCTCTAAACCAATTATCCCAAAAAGCCATTTAAATTATCTCCTTTATGTTTATGGTATTACTATACATTGATTATCTTCAGTTAGATTAGATTCTAAATACATAGATAAAAGATCTTTATTTAATTCAACTAAACCATCATAAATATCTTTTTCTACATTTAAAAATAATTTTTTATTGCCATCTGTATACTGAACACCTAAAGCTTTATGATTATCACAATAACCAAAAGCTTTAATTTTTGAAAGCAATACTGGTTTTAATTTTATATCATAAAAATTAACACAGTCACCTTTACAATTACATGCTGACTCATCAGCATAACAACCATTGCAGCATTGATTAAAAGTCCAATGACAGTGACTACAAACATGGTCACAAGTAAAAAGTGAATAAAATCTATCCATAGCATTTCCACCACAAGGACAATTTTCTATAGGCATGTTTGAGGCCTCCTCTCATAATTACTTACATAGTACTTATATTTTTATTTTATTTATAAAGTAAAAAGCTTCAAAGATAAAATTCTTTGAAGCTTTTATATATTTTTATTAAATTTTTATAGTATTCTAATCTTCATTAATAGCATCTCTTTTTAAACGTTCATATTCATTTTCTGATATACTCTTAACTGTTTGAGTAGCACCATTAATTGAAAGATATATTTTTTTACCAACTCTACCATCTCTATTTTTACTAACATAAGCTACGCCGGCTGGTAATAAAATTTTTCCCGGTTTACCAATACCCATCATAAAATCAACAACATGTTGTTTTTGAGAAGATTCTGATGCACAATCTAATGTTAATATTTCTTGAGAGAAAAATGTTATTTTTGGTTGAGATAGAATAAAACCAACTGATTGATTTTTAATCATAAATTCTCTAGCTTTATTATATACGTCTCCGCCTTCATTGTACATGTTCATGCCTTCAGTTTTTAAGTTTGAATCGTAATCTATAATAATTTGATCAAAATGTAATTTTTCTTTTAATTGACTTTTTTCTATTTCATTACCTAACTGTTCAATTGAACATCTTCCTGCATTAATAGGTAATATAAAATTACGAGATAATGCACCAGCAGTATCACCCTCATCATTTAATTTTCTAGATAATTCTTCATGTTCTTCAATTGGCATTTTAATTAATTTACCTAATGAAATTTGAGAATAATTAGATAAGTATCTTAAACGAGCTGCTTCTTTACTTAAATCTCCTAAGAAAATATGAAGTGAATTAAAACCATCTTTTGTTGCTGAAACACCTTGATTAATCATTGATAGAGTTTTACCAACACCAGGAGAAGCAGATATCATATTTAATGTTCCTGGTAAAAAAGCATCATGGTTCATTAATTCATTTACTTCATCTAAAAAGAATCTAATTTTTTTACTACCATTACCACCTAATGCTTCTTCATGAACTTTTCTAATATTTTCAATATCACCCATGTTATAAGGAGTTGATTGAACTATTGAGAAATCTGTAAACTTTTTAAAATGAGGAATTATTCTACCCCAATCTATTCCTTCATCATTACGACTTTGTTCTATCATTGTTGAAAAACAATATTCTGCACCATTTCTTTTAATAAATTCTTCAAAATGAGTTTTCTTTACAGCAGATTCTTTAAAAATATATTCTTCTGTATAATCAGTATATAATATTTTTAATAATTTTTTAGCTTTATCAAGACTATCTGATGTAGAAATTAATAACGAAATTTCAATCATCATATCTTTTAATGTTGGAATAGATGAATTTTTATCATGAAATTGTTTTAATGCTTTGAATAATATAATATATTCATTACCTAAGAAAAAATTATCAATAATAACTCCTTTAGTACAATCATACATTTCTTTATCAAATATTAATGTAGCTAATACTTCATCTTGTAATTCTGCTGATATACCTCTAACTAAAGATCCACGTTGTGCAGCGTTATCATACTGTGCCATTATCTATCACTCCAATTTTATTTGTTTATCTTGTAATATATCAAAATTAAATTACAAGCAATTTATTATTTGCTTGAAATGTCTCTAAAATGTTTATAACTCCATCTAAAAGAACATTAACATTAAAAGATTTTATTTCTGGTATTTGGAGTTCTTGGAGTGCTTTTTCTTCAAAAATTTCTTTAACATTTTCTTGGATTACTTGTGGTTCTTCAATTTTAGTAATAGTTACTGTTGTTATTTTTTCTTGTTTAGTAACAAATACTTCTTTTTGTTTTATTGATTTAGCTACTTTTGGAAACTCATCTGTATTAATTTTTATTTGATAATTTTGTTTATATTCATACTTCTCATTTAATTTAGAAGCATAATCAGTTAAACTATTTATTTGTATTATAGATAATTGTTGTAAATAATCTAATAAAGATTTATTATTTAAATCTGCTTTTATAAAAGTTGTTTTTATAGAAGATTTAATATTTTTTGGATTAGTATTACTTAATATAATTTTCATTAAAGCTTTGGTGATAAGTTTATTACATTCTTTTTTTGAATAAACATCATTTTGCATGATTATTATGTTCTCCTTATTTTTGATAAAATTATTTAAAGTTGTTTCAGGAATTTTTGAAAATATAATTCCATTTTTAAAACAAAAATTCTTTAATTTTTCTAAACAAAAAACTCCTTGTTTAATACAATATGTATGAAAGTGTTTCCAGATTAAATTAAGACCTGTATCATAATCTTCTTGCTTAATAAATAGATTAATAGTCTTTAATCTAAAATGTTTAAATATCCTACTTATTTGTGCTTGAGACAAACCTACTTCTTCTGCGATTTGCATTTGTGTATAACCATTAATATATTTTTTAAAAATAAACTGTCTATCTTCAGGTTCTCCATCTAATAAATATTGATTATACATATTATATTCTACATCATCTTCAACACTTTCTTTACTTACTAAATTATCTTTCTTAGTAGTAGTTCCTTCTTCTTCATTAATTGCATCATCTAATTGAACTACACCTGTAAGATAATTATAAATAGCCATTTTATCTTGCATATCTATATCATAATTTTCTAATTCATTAATAATTGTTATTTCTTTATCCTCTTCTTGAGTTTCAGAGCAATTCAATATATATAATATTTTATTAGCAATATCTTTTATTTTTCTTGTAAAATGAATTAAAGATTTACAATCCCTTAATGATCTGCGTATTTCACCACAAATCATAGGGACTGCATATGTTGATAATGCGAAACCTTTTTCTGGTTTAAAATTATTAATTGCTTTTAATAAACCCATAAATCCTATTTGAAAGTAATCTTCTCTATCTTGAAAATTACTATATATAAAAGGAAAATAAGTTTTAACACTACTATAAACTAAATTTTGATTTTTTAAAAATAATTCGTTTCTTTGTTCTAAAGTTAACATAAATTATCAATTCTCACTATTCGTTTAAATTAAACCACTTTCTATTATCAAATTCAACTTTTCGTTCTTTAGAATATGAAGATTTTGGAGTTAAAAATCCAACAACTCTTGAAAATTCATTTGCTTTTACTTTTCCACATTGTGGACAATGAGTTCCAAAAAAACCATGCCCATCTTCACAAGTAGATATCTTAATATTATATGCAAAATAAATTACACCTTTTGAAGCAATATGATTTAATAAATTCCAAGATTGTTCTTCAGTAGTAAATTTAGATTGAATATTAATATGAGATATTTGTCCGCCGCCACATTCTTTATCTAAAATACTACCTAATTTAATTTTTTCATCAATAGTACATCTTTCTTGTAATGGAATCCATTGGTTAGAATATATATCATCTTGATATTCATCATCTAAAAATAATAACTTATCTTTTTTACAAGTAATAACATTTGCTCTTTCTCCAGGAACATTTTCTACATTCATATTATAATCTTTATCTTGAACATATCCATCTTTAAATTCATTAATTATTTCAAATATTTTAGATGCAAATTTTATACCTTTGTCTGAATATGATTTATTACCTAATTTATCTTCATTTATATAACCAAACTGTCTTATAGTTTCATACATTGCTGTTACTCCAATAGTATTAAACTGTTTATCAATATCAATAAGGCCATGCGTATAATTTGGTAATAAACCTTTTTCTACATTACGTAAAATAATACTTCTAACAACATTTAGTACTTTACAACACATACACAATCGTTCTTTTAAAATTTCAATATATTTATCTTCATCTTTACCAGATTCTAAAGCAATTCTTCTAAGATTAATTGTATTTACTTGAACAGAACCAATCTTTAATGAAGTACCACCAATAGAATTTATAAATCCTTTAAGTTTAGAAGTATCTGATAATAATCTACAACAATTACTTAAAGTAGAAACATCATTACCAACATAAAAATTACTATCATACCATTCCATGTTATGTTTATTAGCCCATCTTGCAAATTCTTCATCTACAAATTTACCATCTTGATATAATAAACTAAATGTAAGAACTGGAAATGTCATGAATAATTTATGTCTTATTTCTGCAACAGTTTCCATAAATACTTTTTGATGTTCAATAATTTCTTCAATATGATCTATTACTAATTCGCCATCAGGAAAAGTTCTATCTCCAAATAATTCTGTAAGATATGGTCTATCCATGATTGAAATATTTGAAAAAGCACATTCAACCATTCTTAAATAAGGTTGATTTAAATCATAAATAAATTTTTGAAAACATTGTTTACGATAATATTCAGGATCTTTTAATACATGATCTTGTTTTACATCATTATACCAAAACCACCATGAGTAAACTAAATAACTAGGTAAACCTACAGCACCTGAAACTCTATTTGAGTTCCAAGATATAAATTCTAATACATGATCATTAAATGTTGATAAATGTTTTGCTGGACCAGATTTAAATTTATCTATAAAAAATAATCCTTTTTCTACAATCAAATCCAAATCATAAGCAAAACAGTAAGGTAAAAAAGTAACAGTTGGAGCATTGTGTAAATAAAAACTTCCATTCCATTCTAATTCCAACCATCTATCTGCAATTCCTGAACCATATCTTTTTACTAATTCATAATAAATTTTATTATAAGATAACATTTTTGTATGTGGTTTATGCATATCTGACATTAAACTACGAATATCTTTTGTAGAACTATTAGCATTGGCATCTATTGTTATATCTGCTAATGTATTTGAATCTATAAAATTATCTATAAAATCTGTATAATTTAAATTACTATTTTGAAAACCATTAAGCTTAGTAAATTCCTCTCCATATTTATCTTTTAGCTTATTCATTGATGCAACAAATGGTTTATAAAGTTTCATTTCAATTTGCATAACGTCTCATCCTCTTTTTCACTATAAAGTATTTATATATTCCACAGCTTCTGTGAAAGGTAATAATTTACCATCCACTCCTAAAACAGGTAATGTTTGAAAATTATTTTTTAATAAAATATCAAAATCATCAGAAGTATCATATAAAATATCTTTTTGTTCTAACTTCTTCTTTAAAATCATGCATTTTGGACAATTATTCGAATAAAGAATCATTTTAATCATATAACTCCTTTACAAAATATTTTTATATAGTTTTATTTTAACATAAAACACATTTTGATTTATATGAAAAAAGCATATAATCTTAATTATTTATGTGTGTAATGATTAAGAAAATTATATACTAATTATACTTTTTCCATATCTATTTAAATAAAATCATTTCTATGTGCAGCCATTATTTTTTGACAGCGTTCAACTATATCATAAATATCTTTAAGTTTCAAATTAAATTTTTTAGCTACATCCTTATAATTATCAGTTTCAAATTGAATATGAATTATTTCTGCAAATACGTCTCTATCTAATTCATCATCTATTACAGAATCTAAATTTTTCAAAATAAATTTAATTGAATCATTTTGTTCTACTCTATCATAACCATCATCATCTTTTGAATAAAAATTACTACAATCTGCATAATCGTCATCTACTTGTTGATTTAAACTAATCATTTCATAAGTACTATAAAATTCAACATCATTATCAGATAATTTAGATTCTTTTTTAAATTCTTCTTTTTCTTCTACTGGTAATTGTTGGTATTTATGCATTTTATAAATTTTATTAATTGGAATATTAATAATCTTATTATATTGCTGTACATAATTATTAAGTTGAATTGAAATACAATTATAAGCATAAGTACCAAATTTTGTACCATTTAATGGATCAAATTTAGTTGCGCAATCAACTAAAACCAAATATGCTTGTTGTCTTAGTTCTTCATAAGGTACAACACCATTGGTCCAAGCAGAAGCTAGTTTATGAGCTATACCCATATTTTTTTCTACAAGTTTTTCTGACTCTTCATTTAATTTCAATCCTTTAGGATATTTTTTATACACTCTATATCACCCAACCTATAAAATCCAACTTGACAACCCCTGTTTCTTCGTAATATTTTCCGACTGTGGTTGATTAATATTTATGTTAGATTGTATAGGCTTCTGGCTTATTTCTTTTTCAATATTTATAATTCCAGCAGCAGCTTTTAATATGTTTTCTTGTTCTAAACTAGTATCAGCAGGTGATATTAAATGTATTGTTGTTAAAGCATCTGAATATTCTGCTTCATGAACAATTGCATTATACAATGAACCAGCTAATCCATCAGCGCCATCACCATGTCCATCACCATTATTCTCAGGATGTCCTATTTTTCCAGATTGATTATTTCTTTCTACTAATAATAACTGTTTTTCTAAACATTTAATTTTCAATAAAGAAATACGTTTTTCTATTAAAGCATTTCTTAATGACATATAAATTTCAGGAGTTTGTTCAAACTTAACTCTTTTTACATCTTCAAATCCCATTAACTCTAACATTTGTCGAGTATCTGCACTTTGGTAACCATCAGTAGTAATTGCACAAATATTAAATCCACTTTGTCTTAAATAAGCTATAAAATTTCGTGTTTTCTGAAAACTAATTTCAGCATCTTTTGGACATTGTATTTCAATATTAAATACATGCTTATATACTGTTTTATAAGTTTTAATTACTTTATTTGCAGCTACATCAAAAGTTTCTGTTTTTTGTCTACCTATCATACATGTATAACCAATACCAGTTCTATCACCAGTTAATGATGTATCTATATGTATAAAACCAGGTTTTCTTCTAATGTCTGGAATTACATCATTTAATTTAAAAAAGTCTTTAACTTCTAGATCATCTTTAGTTCCAAGTGAAATAATTTCATTTATAAATGGATTTTGATCTTCAGTATAACACTGAGAAATAATTTCATAATTTAAAAACTTAGTTGTATAAGTAATAGATACTGCAGCTATATCCATTAAATTACGTTCCATATCTAATTCAAATTTTTGTTTTTCTTCAATAGGAACTTCTAATATTTCATATCCTTGTTTAATTAATGCATCTATATCCTCATGTTCTTGGATAATTTTTGATGGTAATATATTTCCACCAATAGCTAATTTAAATGTCTTACCAGAATAACCAGTTTTTTCTGGAGGAACAATATTCCATACTTTATCATCTACCAAATAAAAATTATCTTCAGATTTCATTTTCTGTACATACTGCTCTAGGAAGTCATATTCAGATCTTTTTGAAGATACCAAAAATAACTTCCCATGTACATTACCTTCCACACGGAATCTATTAGATATACGAGTATTTATTGCTGCATAAACACCCATAATTTTTGATTTTTCAATTGATACGTCTGCACCTTGAGCAAAGTTAATTTCATCAATAATACCTGCAAAAATATCTTGACCAAGAGCATGACTACTTCTAGAACCTGCTTCAAATCTAACATTTTTATGTGGAATATAATTTAAGTGTTCTCTACCAGTAATTTTTCCATTTTCCATAAACCATGGAGATTGCATTACCATTTCAACAAAAGGTCTTAATAATACTTTTTCAGCTAATTCTTTTGTATTATTAAAGAATAAAATTACTATTGGTTTTGTCATTGGTTTATTATAAAATAACTGAGGGTTTTTAAGACATAAAAGACGATAAGACAGATATGCTAAAGCTAGTTTAGCTATTTCTGATTTTCCTAATCCGATACCTCCACTGAATGCAATTTCACTAAATTTATATGGATCTTTAAATATTTCTTTTAATTTTTCTCTCCAATAAGGATAAATAATACATGAAGTTGCACCATCAGGATAAAAACAATTTCTTAAATATCTTGGATCATCAATAAAAGTATCTATATCAACAGGAATTTCATCCCATATATCTTGTATCAATTCGGTGATTACGTTTGTGTTTCCCTTGTTTAATTCTTTAAGAAGTTTTGATAATTGTTGGCGTTCTAAATCATTTAAGCCAGCTATGACATCATTTACAGTATTCAATTATATCACTTCTTTTCCTTAATATACTCCTTTAATTCATAAAATTATTTTTATAACTCTATAATAATTATAATTTAATTCTAAATAGAATGTTATTTTATTTATAAGATGTTATTTTATAAAAAATAAAACTCCTATATACATTTATAGGAGTTTCTTTATTCTATATTTGATTTCTTTTTATAAAATCTTTATTAAGATTTTTTAATCATTTCATTAATATAATCTATTTGATCTTCAAAATAATTAATTATTTCTTCAACAGTAGTATATTCATTAAGTTTAATACTCCAACCACGTTCTTCATTATATGCCCAAAGTTCATTCTTTGCATCTTCTAATGATTGTCCTTTTTGAAGCCAAGCAATAATTTCTCGAATTTCTGCAATATCAGATTCATAACCTTCTGTTAACTTTAATGAAGCTACCATTACAGATTTATTAGCTGGATAATCTGAGATTTTTAATTCTTTAATTGTATTAAGTTCGTTTTGAACAGCTTTAGCTAAAAGTTCTAATCGTCTTTCATATTTATCATATGTTGCAATATTAGTAAGTCCATTAAAAGAAGATGAAATAAATTGTTTTAATAATTTTCCAAAAGCATCAGCCATAGAATTTAATTCTCTTCCAACTTCATTTTTATTTAATGGATTTTCTTCAATAACAATTACTCCTTCAATTTCAATTGGAATAGTTTTATCCATAATTTATTCCTCCTTCTCTACCCATTCGTTATTATCATAAATATATATTTTATCAGCTTCAAAATCTGTAACTTCTGCAAGAGCATCTATTTTTAATTCTGATGTATTGTTTATACCAATTATATTTCCATCATCATAAACTTGAATATTATTTTTAACATCTAATAAACTATTATTTTCTATCATTATTTGAGAATCATTATATAATTTAATAACGCCATCAACTTCTAATGATCCATCAATATTTAATTTGTCTTCATTAATTATAATATAATCATATCCGGTACTTATAATTGCTTCTCCACTTAAATCAAATATTTTATTATCGTTAGCTTTAACATATTTAATAGAAGAACCAATCTTAGCATCAAATGAACCATTACCAAAGATGTTTATTTGATTGTTTTTAATACTTGAATTTGAAATAATATTTATTATAGCTGATGGATTATCAAAAATAAAATCATTATAAAAATCATTTGTAGTAACATTACCAGTAATTTCAACAACAGATCCTTGCTTTAACATAACTTTTCCACTTACAGTTAATGTACCTTCAATTTTTAACTTAGCATTAGTATTAAGTATTAACGTTTTATTTCTTGGTATAATTATTGTAATATCTGGTGAAATAATAAAACTATTAATAACTACAGTATCTGTTAATATAATGTTATTTTGCATATCTCTAATAGCTTTACCTTGTAAAACATTATCAATAATGATTTGATACTTATCTTTATAATTATTTAATAATGTTTGAATTTGTTTATTAATTTCTACATCTGCATCTTTTCTTTGTTTACTTTCTTTTTGTAAATCAACCATATAATCTTCATTTTGCAATTCTTTAATTTTTTCATCTATAGAATCTGCTACTTTCATATTATCAAAAGTAGATTTTTCTGCAATTAATTTTGCTTTACCAATATTATTATACATATCTACAAGAGTTTCATATGGTGGAATAGGTGTTAATCCATTTAAATTTAAACCTTGTGCTACTTTTAAAGTAAATTTATCAGATTTAAATATCATATGTTGGCAATCATTAGTAGAAGATGGATAACAATCACAATTATTTAATGCTAAATCTAATTCATCATTTTTTCTAATTGCAATAAATTGGCATTCTAAACAAGCACATATATCAGTTAAAGATGGAGGTAATATTACTTTACCATCTTGTATACCTAATATATAAGGTCTATTTTCTTTTATAATAATTAATTGATAGAATGCATTTTCAAATAGAGGATGTGTTATATTTAGTTGTCTTGCATTCATTTCACCAGAATATCCAACCGGGTTTAAAAAATCACCTGTTACAAAACCAGATTGTTTTATGGTAATATTCATAATATCACCTCATTTCATATTAGTCTAACGATTCTACAATTGTAATTACTGGACACCATTCGCTCCAGGTGTATATTCCTGCTAAAGAATCAAGAATACCTGTTCTATACCAAATATTATCAGAATCAACTTCATAAGCATTTTGTAACACATCACAATCATTAAACAAACTAACATCAAGTTTATATCGATCTGTATTAGTTGGAAAGTTAAACGATCCTACATCTGCACTCCATTTACCAATAGTAACTAATAAATTAGCATCAACTATGCGAGCAATAGGATCTTCTAAAATACCTAACATTGTTTCTATTTTATCTAATCTGATATTAATTTCTTGAATATTATCAAATCTAATATCTTCTTCATTTCTTAATTCTGTTTTAATTTCAAAAAGCATATTGCAACAATCATTATTATTATTTCCACAACCATGACTATCGTGATTACAACATCCATGATGATCTGAATGATGGTGATGTTTATTTGAATGAATATATTCTGGTGGACATGGATAATGACAAGCTTCTGTTTTTAAAGATTCATGAACAATAAAATCCCAAGATTTAGATTTAAATTGAGGAATTCCAGTAATAGAATCTATTGCAACAAATTGTGCTTGAATTCTTCCACCTTTTTCAATCTTTAATTTTATATGTCCATTAGAATCTATTTTATCTTTAAAAATTGTTTGATTATATTTATATTCAATGTAATATTGGCAACCCGAAAATTGTGGAAAAACAATATGAATCATTTCAGAATAATCTTGTCCTTCATATCCAATTATTTTTCCTTTATCTCCAATTACAGTTCCATTTTGAAAGACTGTAATATTTACCATTTATATCACCTACTCTTTCATTTCATTTTCTCCTACAGGAATTTCATCCTCTGATACAGGAATCATCATTTCTTGAAGAGTTTTGACAGACCCATTAATTTCTATAATTCTTTCTTGTCTTAATTTATATGCGTGTTCCAATTCAGCCATCTCGTTGATAAGAGTATTTCTTTCACCTAATAAATCTTTAATTTTTGCTTCTACATTTGACATTACATAGTCTCCTTTATATTTTGATTTAATCTATTAAATAATTCATCCCAGATATATTCAAATTGATCTTTAATTTGATTTATAATTTCTTCTTGTGTATATTTACTAATTAATATATCTTGTAATGATTTATTTTCATTATTTTCTTTTACTAATGATTTTACAAATGCTATAAATTCTTCATCTCCAATTAAATCTTGTAAACTAATTAATAACTGTTCTTTAGAAATATATTGAAAAATATCATCAGTATTAATATCTTCAGTCAACATCTTCATTATCTGTATCATTTTCTTCTTCTCCTTTTGGATTAACTGAAGTTGGTTCTTGTTTCTGTTCATCTTCTTTTGGTTTTTCTTGTTCCTTAGGTTCTTCAGGTTTTGGCTTTGGTTTTTGGAATCTACCTTTATCATCACGTGTTAAATTCATCTGTAGCAATCTATCGTATGCAGCTGTATTTACAATAAACTCTTTTAAATTAATGTTAAATTTCTTTACTAAAACATCTAGATTAGCCATAATAGTTCTCATTATTTTATCAGATATATAATTAAGAAAATTATTAGATCTTAATAATGTATAAGAATGTTTACACATTGCTCCAATATCATTACTTGGATTTCTAACTTGCTTACCATTTGAATTTTGTAATTTTCCCCATTTAAATTTACCTTGAGTAGCCCAATAAGCAAATCTATATTTCATATCATCACATTGACAATCAATGTATACATCATTTTTGTCAAGAGATATTCTTAATGATTTTTGAATTAATTTTGCATTAACTATATGAGATGAATCTTGTTTTGCTATTTCAATTAAATCAGTAATAAGATTTTTAAAAGCAATAGTATTATCATACATACTATTGTTACCACCAATTTTACAAGTAATAACACACCAATCTGATAATATTGCATTT